TAGTGAGGGCGAGCATGAATCTGTACGTTCTGCCATGGAGTACAAAAGACATGGGTTTTCTTTTGAGGAGTTTTGGGAACATAATCTCACTGAGTACACCTTCCGCTTTATGTGGAACCTCAACGCTATAGTGTGGGGTATCAAAAAATATAACAAGCTAAAGGGTTGAAGGTTTATATCGAAGGGAAAATCGCTGTGTTCCCACCCGACGAAAACAAGTCAGCACAAGAGCGAAAAAAGTGGATGGAAGCTGATTGACTCCACAACACTGTCTCTCCGAGAGATTTTGATTAATTAGGCGAATAGACAACCACAAACAAAGGAGGCAAGATTTATGGCTACATAAAATATTACAAAGAATGTTACCTGTGATGCCCGGATGTCTTCCCCTGATTTTCCGGGCTTTTTGTTTTATGAGGATGGGCGGCTTTCGCTGAGTACCAGGTCTGCATCCGGGGCGACGGCGTGGAGCAGCTCGCCGAGTTTTTCCACCGATGGGGTGGCGGTGCCGCGCTCGTATCTGGCGTAGGCGTTGCGGGAAGTGGAGCCGAGGCGCTCCGCCACCTGGGCCAGCGAGAGGCCGCTTTGTTCTCTTTTGCGCTGCAAGAGCAGGCTGAGCATGGCACGGGTGTCGCTGCTGCCTATTTCGAAGGTGTTATTCTTGCCGGGATAGAGAGTTACCTGAAAACCGGGCCTGGCAACCATGGCGGTGACCATATCGGCTGCCATGGCGTAGGCTTCCTTTCTGGTTTTTCCCTGGGTCATCAGGTCGAGAATAGGTATTTCGGCCAGCCACCAGGAGCCGTCTTTGTATACTTTTCCTTGATATCTCATGGTTCTTTCCTCTTTGTTTTGCGCAGGATGTCCCGTGCCAGGGTTTCGTTTATCTCTTTGTGTCTGGGGACAGGCTCTTTTCTGTCGCCGTCGGTCCAGATGTCGTGCCCGGCACCATGCCGCAGCAGCCACCAGCCGCGTTTTGTCAGTTCTTTTTCCAGGTCCCGTTTCTTCATGCCTGTTATTGTACACATATCGGTGTACATTGTCAACCGGGAAAAGCTGGTTTGGTAATGCTCGTTTCCTCTTTTCTAAAATGGTCAAAATCACCTGAAAATTTGCCATAGATTTAGGGCAAGGAGGGGTGTTTGAAAAACCTTGTCAAGAGGCTTTTTCGTCCTTTTATGTCCTTTTTGGTGCCTTTTATGTCCTTTTTTGGTTTGGGCCAAAATGTCATGGTAGCATCCGGGCATGACAAACGAACTGACCCAAATACCCCCCGCGATAACCGCCGGTGACGCCCTGAGCTGGCGGTTGTCGCTCCCTGCTTTTCCGGCTTCGGATGGCTGGGTTGTCTCCTATGCCCTGGTGAAGGGTGATCGGTTGATTGCAATCGCCAGCGTGGCCGCTGGTGATGAGCATGTGGTGTCGCTGTTGAGTACTGCCACTGCCGCCTATGATCCCGGCGTCTACGTCTATCAGCAGTCGGCCACAAAAGACGGCAACCGCCATACCCTGGCCACCGGCCGGGTGGAGATTATCGCCGATTTTGCCGCAGCCACAGACGGCCATGACGGCCGGCCGCCTGCCGAGCGTACCCTCGATTTACTCCTTGCAACCTATGACAATGTCGCCGCCAAAGCGCTGGCCTCGAAATCGGCCGGCGGAATTGCCGTGGCCGACAAGGAACTGACCGAGCTGCGCGAACAGATCGAGAAACAGCGGGGCGTAGTCGCCATGGAGCGGAGGCGTTTAGCCATTGCCCAGGGGCGACGGCCCGGCACTAAAATTAAAGTGAGGTTTTGCTGATGGGTGCGCGGCAGTTGATCTTTGATGCCCTGGGCGGCATGGCCACCAGGCTGGAGCAACGCGGCCAGGCCAGAGCCGCAATGCAGGCGGCAGGAACCGGGCGCAGGCCGTCCCGTTCCCGCAAGTCCTATTCGGCAGCGGCCAATAATCGCTTAACGGCCGACTGGAAAGCACCGGATGTGACCGCCGATGAGGCGATACACCGCTCTTTGGTTGCCACCCGGAACCGCTCCCGTGATCTGGCCCGTAATAACGACTATGCCAAGCGCTTTTTTTCTCTGGTGCGCACCAATGTGATTGGTCATCAGGGCATCCGGCTGCAGGTCCGGGCCAAAAACAGCAGCGGGACCGGCTACGATAAAGGGGCCAATGATCTGCTCGAAGCGGCCTGGAAAGACTGGGGCAAGGTGGGCAACTGTACCACCTGCGGCACCAAGAGCTGGCGCGATGTGCAGAACCTGGTGGTTGAGTCCATGGCCAGAGACGGCGGTTTTCTCGTCAAATTCGTTGCTCCCTGGAAACACAACAAATACGGCTTTGCCCTGCAGTTGCTGGAGGCGGACAGCCTCGATGTCAACAAAAACGAGAAGCTGAAAAATGGCTCCATCCGCCTGGGTGTGCAGCGCGATACTATAGAGCGTGTCACCCACTATTGGCTTAAAGGCCCGGACGGCAGCTCCAAACCGTATCCGGCCGGAGAATTCCTACATCTGTATCGCAGCGAGCGGGCCGGACAAAGCCAGGGGATGCCGGAGACGGCCACACCGGCGGTCCGGCTCAAGCAGATTGACGCCCATGAAGAGGCCCATGTAGTGGCCAGCAGGATTGGAGCCAGCAAGATGGGCTTTTTCACCTCCGCCGAAGGCGATAGTTACCATGGCGATGAGTACGAGGGTGAGGCAGGCGACCACGATATAATCAGCGAGGCCGAGCCGGGCACCTTCGAACAGCTGCCCGAGGGCGTCAAGTTCGAGGCCTGGGATCCGCAATTCCCCGTTTCCACCTTTGCCGATTTCGAAAAAGCAGTGCTGCGCGGTATCGCTTCCGGGTTGGGCGTGAGCTATCACAGCCTGGCTAACGATCTGGAAGGCGTCAATTATTCGTCCATCCGCCAGGGTGAATTAACCGATCGCAATGTGTGGCAGGATCTGCAGGCCTGGCTGGTCGAGCATCTCTGTCAGCCGGTTTATGAAATGTGGCTGTCCTTTGCCCTGCTGACCCAGGCGGTACCGCTGCCCTACGGCAAGATAGAAAAATTTAATGCCGCTATCTGGCGGCCTCGCGGCTGGGCCTGGATTGATCCGCTCAAGGAATCCAAAGCGGCCGAAAACGACGTCAAAAACGGTTTCAAATCCATCTACGATGTCTGTGCCGAGCGCGGCAACGATTTTGATGAAATCATGGAACAAAATAAACGAGCCCGCGACAAGGCCACGGCCGAGGGCTTCACCCTACCATTCTGGGAGATAAAACCAAATGAAACTCAGCCGGGCACAAATCAAGGGAATTAAAGAGGAGCGGTTCCATCGTTCCTTTACTCTGCAACTGAATAAAGGTGCGGAAATAGACGAAGAAAACCGTACCGTGGAGATTGCCTTTTCCAGCGAAGATCCATACCGGCGCTGGTTCGGCATAGAGATCCTGGGCCATGAAAAAGAAGAATGCGACATTGACTGGCTGGCCTCGGGCTCCGCTCCCTTACTCGACCAACACGACCATTCCAAGATAATCGGCATCATCGAAAAAGCCTGGATTGACAAGGACCGCAAGGGGCGGGCCATTGTGCGCTTTGGCAAAGGCGCTCATGCAACCGAGGTCTGGAACGATGTTATCGACGGTATCCGCAAGAACATCTCGGTCGGCTACGAAATCAAGAATATGAAGCTGATTGAAGAGGACGAAGAAAAGGGTGACACCTACCGCATGACCTGGGCACCTTTTGAAACCTCCTTTGTATCTGTACCTGCGGATAAAACAGTTGGAGTGGGCCGCAGCGCGGAAGAAACACTACGTAATCAAGCAACTAACCATAAAGGAAAAACGACCATGACACCAGAAGAGAAAGCAGCAAAAGAGGCCGAGGAAAAAGCGCAACGCGATGCACAGCGGGCCGCCATCCGGCAGCAGTTCGACAACGACCGGCGCGACATTATGGCCATCGGCAAGAAGCATGGCTTTGACGAAAAGGCCCTGGAATGGATCGGCGAGGGCAAAAACCCCGACGCGTTCCGCTCGTACGTTTTGGAAGAGCTGGCCAAGCGCGGCATGAAACCGGCCGAAACCCAGGAGTTGGAAATAGGCCTGAGCGAGAAAGAGGCGGATTCCTTTTCTTTCATCCGGGCTATCAACGCCATGGCGCATCCCACCAACAAAAAGGCGCAGGAAGCGGCGGCTTTCGAGTTCGAAGCCAGCCGGGCCGTGGCCGACAAGATGGGCAGCAGCCCCAACGGCGTCTATGTGCCGCTCGATGTGCTCAAGCGTGAGCTCACCGTCGGTACGCCTGCGGCAGGCGGCAACCTGGTGGCCACCAATCTGTTGACCGGCTCTTTTATCGAGCTGATGCGCAACCGCATGATGGTGCAGCGCATGGGCGCACGGGTACTGGCCGGGCTGGTGGGCGATATCGCCATACCACGGCAGACCGGCGGAGCTACCACCTACTGGGTTGGTGAGTCCACCGATATAACCGACTCCGACCAGGGCTTCGACCAGGTGCCGCTCTCACCCAAGACCCAGGGAGCACGCACCAATATCAGCCGTAAGCTGCTGTTGCAGTCTTCTCTTGATATCGAAAGTTTTGTCCGCCTCGATCTGGCCACCAGCCAGGCCCTGGGCGTGGACCGGGCGGCAATCGCCGGATCCGGCAGCGACTTTCAGCCACGCGGCATTATCTACACCAGTGGTGTGGGCGCGGTAATCGGCGGAGACAACGGCGGCGCACCAACCTGGGCCGACATTGTCGCCCTGTGGACGGCTGTTGCCCAAGACAACGCCGATGTCGGCAGCCTCGGCTACCTGACCAACTACAAGGTGATCGGCAAGCTGATGACCACGGAGAAGGCCGCCAATACCGCCCAGTTCGTCATTAAAGATTTTCCCAATAACGAGGGATTCACGGCGCTGGCCGGGGCACGCTGCGGCGCAACCAACCAGATACCGGGCGACCTCGATAAAGGTAGTGCGGTAGGGGTCTGCTCCGCCATTGTCTACGGCAATTTTGCCGACCTGATAATCGGTATGTGGGGCAGCCTCGATATCGTGGTGGACGGCATCAGCCCCAATGACGGCAGCGTGATCGTGAAGACCTACCAGGATGTCGATGTCTCCGTGCGACACCCGGACAGCTTCTCCGTTATGCTCGATGCTCTGACCGATTAAGAGCTGTTCGCTCAACCATAGACAGAACAAGGCCTGGTTCGCATCGGGCCTTGCTCCTGACATATTATAAATCCTACTGAGGTGATCCCATGAAAAAAGAAATCAAGATGCAAAAAATTAAACTCGTCCGGCCCATGATCTATGACGGCAAGGTTACTGCCAAGGGCACGGTTTTGACGGTGCCGGAAAGCGAGGCCAAGCTCTATCTCGGTTCGAAAAAAGCCGTGGTTGCCGGACCGCAGACCAAAGACGAGAAATAAGTGTTTACCCCGGCAGAGCTGGCGGAGTTGTTCGATACCGACATGAAAACCAGTGTTTCTATCGAAGGTGTCGCCGTGGCAATTATCCCCGGCAATTTTTCTACCGGCAGGTCGGATTATGACGGCGAGATCCGCACCACCTGGGATTTCACCCTGGCAGCTTCGACGTATCCCGGCGAGCTGCTGCCGGATATGGAGCTTGATATTGACGGCCTGCGCTGGACCGTCGACCAGGTCGGCCGGGCCTCGCAAGACCTGATCGACCTGACAGTCTCAAGGAAGGCGATATGATCCAACTGCTAAAAACAGAAGAAGCCATCCGGGCAGCCCTGGCGGGCGTGCTGTTTGATGTACCGGACAGCGAAGCACGGGAGCTGCTCTTTTATCAGGGTGAGTTGCCGGAAAAACGCAGAAACGACCAGGCCGCCGACGATGTGGCCTTTTGTCTGCTGGAGCCGGGCGGTTTCCGCCTGGGCCGGGTGGCCGTTATGCAGCAGGTGCGGGCCACTTTTGTACTCTACGAGGCGCATACCAGGGCAGACGGGCTGGCCATGGTGGCCGATACCATCGGGCGGCTGCAAAAGCTGCCGCAGACCATCTATACCCCCTGCAGCCTGCAGGGCGATATCGAAGGCGACCACCAGGCCATTGAGCATCCTTACTACAGATTCACTCTCACATTTACCCTTACCACCGCTGGAGGCGGAATGTAGATGTTAAAACTATGGAAATTGCAAGGCTCCATCTATGGCGCAGCCGTGGACACGTCCGGGGTGCTGACCGGCACCTGGCGTCGGGTGGGCAATATGTACCCCTTTAACCTGAAGGTTACCACCAAAACGGCGACTCAGGAATCGGCCGAGCATGATCGGGGCGGCCAGATAATCGGCTCGACCTCGAAGATTGAAGAGATTCTGGCCGAAGGCACCCTGCGGCAAATGGAGCAGCGCTCCTTTGCCTGGGCTGTTGCCGGAGCAGTGGCAGATATGACAGGTGAGGCGGGCAGCGTGGCGGCAGCCGACACTACCGCACTCGCTCCGGGTGATTATACCGATCTGCCCCACGAAGGGCTGACGGACTTTGTGCTGACCGATGCCACCGAAACCACCTATGATGAAGGGGTCGACTTTGTGCTCGATGCCGAGCTGGGTATGTGGACGCCTATTGCCGGTGGCGCGATCGCGGCGGATGATGTCTGCAAGGTCAGCTACGACTTTGCCGCCAAAACCGGCCTACAGCAGGTGACCATTGCCACCACGCCGGAAGTACGGCTGGCGCTGCGCGGCAACCTGGTTAACACCGCTACCGGCGAGAAAATACGGCTCTACCTGCGTATGGTGGTGGTATCGAGTCCCGACGGTATCAACCTGATTTCCGATATCGAAACCGACTATGAAGAGCTGGCCCTGGAATTCTCCATCCAGACCCCGCCGGGCCAGACCAACCCCGGTACTCTTGACGGCGTACCGTTGTAAGAGAGACCTATACCCCGGTAGGCTATTGGCTTGCCGGGGAGCACTGTGAAGATATAAGGAAATGAGGGAGTAAATGGCAAAATCAAAAGTAATCGATATGGGCCGTGACAAGATCACGGTGCGTGAGTTGGACCTGACCGAGATTAAAGGTTTATTCGATGCGGTGGAAGAGTCGGCCGCCGACGGCATCCTCAATATGCTGACCAGCTGCAGCGACGCCAAAAAGGACAGGCTTTTAAAGATGGCACCGTCCGACATGCAAGCCCTGGTGGATGGGCTGGTGGAGGTGAACAGCTCTTTTTTGGGTCAATGTCGCCAGGTAAACAACAAGCCTCTGGCGGACAGCTTCGAAAATCTTCTCCGTCAAGTTTCCTTGATTGCGTTTTTGCAGTCATCACCGCCGGACACGGCGAGCGAACCTGGCGATACTCTTATAGTGAGTTCCTCAAAGCATTAAGAGGCCTGGCAAAGTGACTGTTGTTCCACCCGAAAGGAGTGTGGATTAAACCGAAGAGGTACCCGCCGTGCTCGAAAATGAAAAGATAGAATTTGCCCTGTCCCTGAGCCTGGCCCGCTTCCGCAAAAATGCCAAGCTGGCGGTGGGCAATGTGCAGAACATGAGCCGTGAAATCAAGGCATCTATCGGCAGCGCTACCGCCGGGTTTTTCCAGATGCGCAAGGTGGTGCTTGGTGTCGGAGTGGCGGCTGGTGCCGTGGCGGTGGGCGGGTTGCTGCTGTTGAAAAGAGGACTGACAGAAGCCATTGCTCTTTCCAACATTCAGGAAGAAGCAGAAACACGGCTGGCCGCAGTCATCCGGGCCACCGGCGGTGCTGCCGGGTATACCGTAGGTGAGCTGAAGTCCATGGCCGGGGAGCTGCAGTTGCTGACCGGCGTAGGTGATGAGGTCATACTCTCAGGCCAGGCCATACTTGGAACTTTTAAGGAAATCAAGGGGGACCAGTTCCGAGAAGCCACTGTAGCGGCACTTGATATGGCGACTGTGTTGGAAAAAGATGTCAACGGGATAATGACACAGCTAGGCAAAGCGCTGAATGATCCGGCTAAAGGGCTTTCGGCGTTATCAAAATCTGGCGTTTCCTTTACCGAGTCACAAAAAGAGATGATCATCAAGTTGCAGGAAGCAGGCGACATGATGGGCGCTCAACGGATCATCCTTGATGAATTAAAATCGGAATATGGCGGTGCGGCGGCAGCCTTACGCGGCACGTTTGGCGGTGCCGTCGGCGCTGCCAGCGGGGCGCTTGCGGACATGAAAGAAGCCATAGGCCGGACCATAACGCAGAATTCATTTCTGGTGGAAACGTTCAATCTTGTTGAACAGAAAATCATGTCCGTTACGCAATACATTGACGCAAACCAGGAATCACTCCGGGAACTTACCAAAAAAGGAATTTTGGCAGTAGTCGACGGTATCGGCATGGCGGTGGAAGTGGTGCGTTTCTTCTATAACGGCTGGCAGGGCCTGAAGCTGGCGGCACATGGTGCGGTGGTCCTCATCATCAAGGGTGTCGAGCTGATTGTCGGGGCACTGGGCAAGGCGCTTTTTCGGCTCGATCTGCTGCTGGAGGGTCTGGCTAAAATCGGTTGGATCGACTCCAACCCGCTGGCCGATCTGGAAGCGACCCTGAAAGGCTTCGGCGACTATTCCGCCGGCGAGTTTATGAAGCTCTACGAAGGCGTGGAAAAAACCAATCAGCAGTTCGATTCCGTCAAAGACAAGATTGCTGATTTTAAAAAAGAGCTGGCCTCCATCCCCGCCGCCAGGGTCGACGTGGCCGAGCAGATCCAGGCAAAGACCAACGAGGCCCTGCAGAAGTCGACCCCGGCGACCGTCAACCCGAAAAGCTATACCGGCGGCGGCAAAGCGGCACCATTTGAGCTAATCGACGGCGTCTGGCAAGCCCCCAAAGACGGGCCGGTGAAGAATACCATCAATAATTATCAGTCCCCGGTGGATCTGGACAAAGCCCGAAGCGGCAGCGGCGGCAGTGGTCAGCCGGATAAGGTTTTGCGGGTCGATTTGCCGAACGGTGCCAGCCTGCAAGGTGATGCCGACCAGTCCGACCACGTAATCGAGGGCCTGCGCAAAGCAGGTTTAACAGCGCAATGATAGCACCAATTACCGTTTATGACGGCATCGATACCATAGAGCTGCCGGGCGATATGAACTGGCCCGACGAGATATGGAGCCCCGTGGAAGCAGGCAATGACGACTACAGCCTGAACGGGGCACTGCATATCGACCCGTTTGTGAAGCTGGCCGGACGGCCTATCACTCTCTCCGGCGGTCCGCGTTTTGCCTGGGTAAAGTGGCAGACGGTGCTGGACCTGCAGGCCTGGGCGGCGGATCCGGAAAAGCAAGTGACCATCACCATAGGCAGCCGGACCTTTACGGCCCGTTTTGCCTACCCCGAGCCGGTCCGGGCCACCCCTATTTTTATGTTCAACCCGCCGCGAGGCGATGACGACTATTACATCACCCTGAAATTTATCGAGGTTTGACCATGGCCATAACCGAACAAGATATTAAGCTGATGGCCTCGCAGAGGCTCTCGGACACCGCGGACGGCGGCGGCAGAAAGACCGGCATCGAGATTATCGACGGCAATATCAACAATCTTTTTACCGATATTTCCCGCCTCGACCGTACCTATGGCCGGGTCAGCCTGCGCAAGGTTTTTCCCTCGGTGCAGACCGATGATACCGATATGTACAGCGGCGCACACGTTATTCTGACCAATCCGGCCCGCGATCCGCTGGTGAATGTCTGCCTGTTTTCCACCAACGATCCGCTTGACACCAGAGATGCCGCCCGAAACAGGGTGGAAAGCTACGTTACCCAGGGGCCGCGTTATCTTGGCTGGCTCTGGGGTCCGCAGCTGGCCGGGCAGCGCTCCCTCCTCATCTTTCAGCCCACCGGCAGCCCTATTCCCGGTGTGGGCGATGTGCTTTTTCTTACCAAAGATGCGGGTCTGGCCAGCCAAGAAAGCCAGTATGTCCGTATTACCAAGGTGGAGAGCAACGAGCAGGAATTTGCCATCGAGAAAAGCAGCTATACCACCTACACCAGGCGGCAGGTTGTCGAGCTGGAAATAGGCGATCCGCTGCGCGAAACCTACCCCGGTATCGAGATAACCGACAGCGATAATGTGGCCACCACCGGCCTGTATACCACCACGGTTGCCGATGCGGCCAAGTATTACGGAGTTATGAACCCGTCGCAGGCCATCAACCAGGGTGATGTCTCCATCAATGTGGAAAACATCTTTGTGCATCTGGTGCCCTCGGCCCAGGGCGAAAGCCGGGCCGTCGATCTCTCTATCGGCGAGGCTGGCCCGGTCAAAGGCTCCGGTGCTCCCTATTCCGTTTCCTACACCGGCTTTGTGGCCGCAGTCGATGCACAGCTCCATTTCGGGCGGGGCATTAAGCCAGGCACGCTGAATCTTTCTTTTTCCGGCGGGCAGAGCTTTAGCGACCAGGGCGACGGCGTGCTCTATCTGGGTGGGGTGCAGGTTGGTCTGATCGATTATGCCA